AAGCACACATAACATTAAAGACTTGGGAGCCACAAGGACAAACGTGTATTGGGCCTAGCTCCCGAAGGTCGCTACCAAATACCGGTGGTAATGTGTCTTTGTTTCTTGACAGGGTTGGTAGACGGAGCCAGCGCAGTAGCCGTACAGTACCCCTATCGCGCCCCTCAAGGGGGCGCTCACCCTGTTTAATTCGCCTCACGGCTCATATTGTAGCGATCCAGTAGCGTGTCTCTGGTAAGACACGCCGATACTCTAGTACAATTCTAGTATGACTACGATCTCAGCTATCCAAACGGACTATTACGCCGTGCTCTGCGCTGACTCGCAGATCACAGAGGACAACCTAATAAGTACCTCGACTAGTACACCCAAGATCGTTGAGGTGGGGAAGTTTTTAATAGGCATTTCCGGCGATATACGCCCAGGAGATATACTCACCTACAATTGGAAACCACCTGCCTATCGCGGTGAGAATCCAGTAAATTATATGGGTGCCAAGGTGATACCTAGTATTATCTCAGCGTTTAATGACAACAACTACGAGTGGAATAAGGTGGATAAAGATGGTGGCTTCGATTATCTCTTTGCTTTTAACGGTAATATCTTTCGTGTTGCTTGTGATCTCTCTTTTTTCCAAACAGATCACGGAACTTATGGCATTGGTAGTGGTGGGCAGCTTGCTCTTGGCTACTTGTATTCAATCCGCAAACCTATTATGGACTTAGATTACCTCAAGCGACACGCCCGACGTGCTGTTGAGATAGCTTCGGTTCTTGACTCCAATACTGGTAAGCCTTTACAGTTGGTGGTACAAGAAAAGCTATAGGAGGTAGCGATGGAAAAGACTAGAGAGTACGCGCTTAATGAAGCGCTAGAGATGGGTTACAAGGCCGCTGGCATTAACTCATTTAATGAAGTTGCTTTACGCGAATCACTTGCTCAAGATATTGAATCGTTTACTTGTGTTGATGGTTGCCACGAGTGCGATTTCTGTAAAGGTTTATTCCAAGCAGTAAATGTTGTAAGGGGTAATTCACTTGAGCGAATTTACTGATCCAAAGGAACTACTACTAACAGCGCTACGCAGTGCTGATGCTAAGAAGTCACGATCAACACAGGTACAGATAGGACCATCAGAAATTGGTGGTTGCCGTCGTAGGGTCTGGTACCGATTGAATGAACAACCAGAAACAAATGATAACCAATTAAAACTAGCTGCCATTATGGGTACTGCTATCCACGCAGAGATCGAGAAGGCGCTAGCCGGTAACGATAAGTTAATGATCGAAGCTGAAGTTGAATACGATGGAATGAAAGCCCACATAGATTTATATGTACCAGGCACTGGCGATGTAATTGACTGGAAGACTTCCAAGTTGAAGAACTTGGGTTTTTTTCCATCAACACAGCAAAGGTGGCAAGTACATCTGTACGGATACCTCCTATCCAAAAACGGTTACGTAGTCAACCGAGTGTCGCTAGTAGCGATTGCTAGGGACGGCGATGAAAGAGACGTCAAGGTACACACAGAACCTTACGACGAATCTGTAGCACTAACTGCACTCGGTTGGCTCGCAACTGTTAAGGAATCAAAGGAACTCCCAGCACCGGAAAAGGATGCTAGTTACTGTCAGCATTACTGCCAGTTCTATGACGCATCGGGTGAGATGGGATGCGATGGTCTAAAAAAAGTACGTACCGCAGTCAGTGATGTAATCATTGATGATGCGGAAGTAGACAAGAACGCACTGCTGTACTTACAGTTAGGGCAAGCAATAAAGGAGCTAGAGAAGCAACAAGAATCTCTTAAAGAATCCTTTGTAGGTTTACTAGGTACTACGCAAAGTGGTATCGAAGTAAGTTGGTCAACTATTAAAGGTCGTGAGACCGTTGATAGTAGCGAGGTAGAAAAACTATTAGGGTTCATCCCTAAGAAGGTAAGCGCTGAGAGTCAGCGCCTATCTGTAAAGCAAGTTGGAGGTAACTAAATGGCTACAGAAGGAACCAAGTTCCAAGTCAACTACAAGTTGGCTGATGGAACACTTATCAATCTTTACGCAGCAGATGTGCGTGAACTAGAAGCAGGACTTGCGGATATCGCAATGAACGCACTGAACATTATTACTACTGGTAGAGAACTATCACAAGGATCAGTAGCACCAGCTGCTGTATCCCCTGCTGTATCTGCTATCGCAGCACAGTTCAAAGAACCAACAGCACCAGTAGCAGCAGCACCAGCAGGTGCCGGTAATTCTTGTAAGCACGGACCTATGTCATTTAAGTCAGGTGTATCAGCTAAGGGGCCTTGGTCGGGTTGGATGTGTTCAACACCAAAGGGTGCTCCAGATAAGTGCGACACTATCTGGGTTAGATAGCAAATGCGGGAGCCAAAAGATTATGAAGCTCCCAGTTGTGCTCAAATAGGCGGTGACTTCTGGTTTCCAGATATAAAGGAAGTAGGAAGTTTTGCGGATATGGCGTTCGCAAAGTCTGTTTGCAAGAAGTGTCCACATAAAAGCGAGTGCGCTGAATGGGGCATTGCTAATGAAGTTCACGGTATTTGGGGTGGGCTGACTAATAAAGATCGAATCGTAATTGCTCGTCTTAAAGAAATGGAAAGGAAAAACATTGCTTGATCTTTCCCGTGCTTGGGGTGGCGTGCTCACTAGAGCAACACCGCTACCTGATGTATGGGCTGGCTTAGCTGCCAAAGAGATTAAGTTCCGGCGTGGGCAAGTTTGTATGGTTGCAGCAGCACCTAATGCTGGTAAGTCAATGTTCGCATTGGTTTACGCAATCAAAGCAGGCGTGCCTACGCTGTTCTTTTCAGCAGATACCGACACAACAACCGTAATGATGAGGGCAGCAGCCCACGTTAGCGGTCACTCACAGATCTCTGTAGAAAATAACTTAGCAAACGATAGTCACTACTACGATTCTCGCTTTGAGAAGTTAGGCCACATCAAGTGGGTCTTTGATTCATCACCATCTATTGATGATCTTGAGTTAGAGATACGGGCATATGTTGAACTATATGGTCACGCGCCGGAGCTGATCGTAATAGATAACCTAATGAACGTAACAGCAGAGACTGACAATGAATGGGCAGGACTACGTGCGATTATGATGGAGTTGCACGATATGGCACGCAAGACAGAAGCGTGCGTACTGGTACTGCACCACGTATCGGAACAGAGCGAGTATGGAAGCCCAATCAATCCGCCACATCGTCGGGCTATTCACGGCAAGGTGAGCCAACTACCGGCGTTGATCTTGACCTTGGGTTATGACCCAAGCCAGGGAACACTGAAGGTGGCTGCCGTGAAGAATCGCTTTGGACCACACACAGCTGATGCTTCTAATTACGCACAGCTTCTAGTAAACTATGCAGCGTGTCAGATTAGTGATGAAGACCAATTTGGCAGGATGCTTAGACGAGACACAATGGCTGGATACCAAGGGAGTTACAATGTCTGAACCGTTAGTAAATAAATACCGAGATAACTTGAGGATTGATGCGCTGCGTGATGCTGGGAATGTATTGCGTGAAGAAGTTGATGCACTCAAGGTAGACCTAACTAACTTCGTTGGTGCCTTATTACAGTCTGGCATTGTCGAGTTAGTTAAAGATGAAGAAGGAAACATTATCTACAAGATCAACAAGGCTGTACTGGTAGATGAGTCAGTACAACAAGACTAAAGGTTCCAAGTTTGAGACAGATGTTATGAAGTGGCTACGCGATAAAGGCGTAAGCGCTGAACGTTTGTCTAAGGCTGGGGCAAAAGATGAGGGTGATATTGTCGCTGTAATAGCGGGAGAAACATTCATCCTTGAACTAAAGAATAGGGCAGCGCTAGCACTGCCTGAGTTCTGGCGGGAAGCTGAAGTTGAGGCGCTTAATTACGCTAAGGCTCGCGGTAAAGGGGAAGTGCCGCTGCACTACGTGATAGTTAAGCGCCGCAACTCAGGCATAGAAAACGCTTGGGTAATCCAAGATCTGAAGCAGTGGTTGGAGGAAAAGAAGTGACACTTGATGGAGTTACTGCATACGTAGATAACAACCCAGCATTGGTGTTGGAAATAGGTAGACTTGAGAAGTCTCATAACAAACTTCTGAAAGAAAATGAAGAACTCAAGATAGAAGTTAAGGTTCTTGAACGCTTGTTAGAAAGACTAACAAACAATAGATATTAAGGAGAAGTAAATGCCAGTACCACAAGGAAATATAACAACGACAGAGATCCTAGTACCAGAAGTCGTACAAGATCCTGTACAAGATTTAGATGAGGCCATAGCTGAGGCTGATGCAGAAGAAGCAGTAGAGGAATACGATGACTTTGATCCGGAGCAAGTATGATAAAAATAACTGAAGAGAGTTTAGCTCGAACTATTGCTGATCTTTTAG